AACAAACGACATTTCATTGTGGATGATGTTCAGAGACTCGGCGGTAATTTCATCTACCGTCAACAGGGTATTAGCCATTTTGGGATTCCTTTACTTTATCTCGCCTTTCCGACGTTTTTCGATCCAGGCTTTCAGATCATTTTTAGCCAGATCGGCGGACGAATTGGTGTGCACCGCTTTGCCGCCCACCGTTTTAATCGGAGGTGGATTCACTGCGGTCCTCGGCGGCGTGCTTGATATTTGCGCCTGTAGCCTACCAACTGCTATTGCCTGGCTGATAGGATCGAGGCGGTTAATTTGTTCAAAAACTTCACGATTCTTTCCGAGGTGATAAGCGATATCGGCCGGATTTTCGGAACTAAGGACAATTGCGCCCAGGACGTCAGAAACCGGAACCGAGAACGCGACGTCCTCAAAATCGGGATACTTTTCCCGGCCGGAACCAACCATCTTCAGCCTGCGGCCTTCAAAATCCTGTTGGACTCTTTCCGCCTGCTGCTGTTGCGTAGTTCGCTCCGTAGTAACTTTGGTTTTGTGCTCGCGCTGCTCGATTTTCCAGTCCGCGACTTCCTCGATATACCGATCCTGATCAAAATCGCACGATTCCATCGTCGGTCTCGGGCGAGTAGGGGCCTCCGGGGCCGATCGTGTTCCCGGGGCTTGAGTAGCCGTCTGTCCGCGCTCCAAATGTCGGGCCAAGAGCGCCTCGAGCCTGGCAGCCCGTTGAACTGCCTCCGTGGCTTTTCTTGATTCCGCTTCTCGCTGTGCGGTCAGCTTATCAAACCGTTTTCGGTACCAGGGCTTTTTGGATACCTGCAATTCCTCATCAAATTCCGCCCGTTTCTGGGCGTCGATTTCTTCCGGGGTGGGCTGTAAAGTAGGTCCCCCGTTAACCGCTGGCGCGACTGTAGCCGCTGGCGCATTGTTGGGGTTGGTGGCCCCAGGTTGTCCCGGTACCGTCAAGTTAGTGACGTTTTCTGGCATGGTATTTCTCCTGTTTTTGCCGGTAGTTAGCCGTTAAGTCTTTTGATTCTCCGAGTTAAAAGAGCAAGATAGGCCCTCATAAGTGTCAATTGATCCTGTAGATCTTGCTTTTCTTCCGCGCCTAAGCGAGCGTAAATTTCACCATTCATAAAAGACGCCAACTTAGCCGTTTTGGCGCTTAACTCGTCATATTCTATCCGTACTCGGTCTTTGTAATCCATTCTCTGGACTCTCCTTTTAGGTACTTTGTAGCCTATCCGTAATTATATTATGATCGCATTATAACGCAAGGTGGTCCAAAATACAACAAAAATCTTAATGCTTAGACACCAGGAGGCCCAAGATCGTTTAACCTTGGGCCTCTGGCTAAGTCGGTTACATGGACGCAAGCGCCTCAGCCACAGCAATTTGGGCTATTTGCATAATTTTGGCCTGTAGCTCGTCGTCCATCTGAGATAGGCCGCGTTTCTTTTTCTCATTGTCAAGCGCCTTCCCTTCCAAATCCAAACCGACTTCAGGATCAGGGGGCGGGGGCTCTGGCGGCTGATTCATAGCTTGAATTTCGTCGGAAATTTCCTGAGCCTCGGGCCAATCGAGATTTTTTGCAATCCTTGGGATCAACAGAGGTGCATAATCTGGCGCCATCGTCGCAAGCTGGATCATTCCATCCGCGGCTTCAAGTCTCCGAGTCGAGTACCCCGGCCCGGCATCCATTGTTACATCATACCGTCCGATTGACAAATCGTTCGCAACTATACGGCCGGTAACCGGATCAATCACGTTTATCTGCGCCCACCCCTCTTTTCCATCCTCGTTTAAAAGCCGGATAACTCGTTGGGTATTATAGATTTTGGGGATCAGATCGACCAAAATACGGCCCGTGTATTTGATCGCTCGGGTCTGGTTGTCGGTATAAGCGAATGCGGAGATATCGCTTTGGCGTTGTCGGGCGATTATCGCCCTACCGGATGTCTCCTGGCTCTTATTTCCCAGGGCCGCATCATATTGCCCGGTACAAGCCTTTAGATCGGCATCGGCCATCATCGCCGCTCGATTATGGCCGGGATCACCGATAGAAGGTGAGGACCGCTGCCAAGCATTTTCAAAACCGTCATTGACCAGCAAATAGGGCCTTGGCACGGAATTCGCTGTATCCCACATGTGCTCAAACCCCTTTATCGCGTTTGGGGTTGTAATAAGGGGCTGCTTTGGTGCCAGCGCCAGGGTCTCTATTTCATTTGACCTCGCCCAATTGTAGAGCCGGGCGGGATCTTTAGCGTTTCGCACTACGGACCGATACGAAACTTTCCCCTCAATCCACTTTTCCTCTCCGGGGCAAAACACAATCGGGATATATTTTCCGGGCCACTTTTGAGGCGCTTCGAGCAGGCCGGTCCCAGATATCTTGCACCAATAGACACAGTCATAGGGAACGACTCGGGTATCTGTGTACCGCAACGGCTCGGCGTTTTCGGTTGATTGGTCTACAACCGCCTTGATCAATTGGCCATCAGGAGTTGCTACTTCGGCGGTTTCAAACTTTTCGAGAGAGATAGTCCGGCCATCGGCCAGCGAAAACAGTTGCCGAGTCTCGGGAACTTTATAGAAATACTCGGCTACGCGGATTTTGGTTTCTGATCGCCAATCAGCACCGGTTTCCCCTATTCCCTCTGGCAGGCCCGAAGCCGGTTCGTCGGGATACTTTTCCGCGTAGTCATCAGTTGTCAGCTCTTCAACCACAAACGCCCACTTGATATCAGATAGATCCGGCTTTACCGCGTCGGGGTCACGATATACGGAAAATTGATTTACGACTCGCTCGATAAGAATGTCTTGGTCGAACGTAGCGTCATCAGCGTATTTAGTAACTATCCGCCAAACGCCCAGGCCTCCGTCTACCGCGTTTTCAACCCCCATATCATAAGCGGCCTCGGCATCCGACATATTTTCAATTGACCGTATGATGCCATTCATGAGCCCAGCTACTTTTAGGTCCGCCCCCGAATCGTTTGGCCGGACCTTTATGGTCTGGCGATTCTGGCGCAAATCATTCTTGATTTTCCGGGTGTGCCCAGCGGTCTTGTTGATTGTTATCAGCGGCCTACCCTTGCGTAGGGCCTTGTCGGCTGCGGACCATTGTTCTCCATCCTCAAATTTCAGGTCATCAAGCATCTGAACTCTCTGGTCGTGCTCGGCCTCAACCGCCCGCTGAAAGCGCTTTAGCGCGGTTGTCAATAGCTTGTCGTGTTTGCCTTTTTTCATAATGTCATCCAACTTCCTTGATTTTCCGGCGGCCGCCGGGGTCTTTGGGGCCTTCCGGTCATTTCGAGTTTAGGGATTGTCAGGCCGAGCAGCATAAAGGCGTCTGATGCGTGCGAGGACCAATCATGCTCGGGCGATTGACTGAATTTTCCCTCTTCCGTGGCGTGTTTTTTGTAGTGATAGTACCTAAGCGATTGCAGGCCATCAGCACATTTTCCCTCGTCAAAAATACAAAGTGGGAAGACCGCTCGGGCCGCCGATATCGCTATTTTTTTGTTTTCGGGCGGGGCCGGTTGAGTCCGCACATCAAAACCCAATGAGCGGAATTGCATCTCAACCGACCGCCCGCCCGCTGCAAACTGTTGGGCCTTGCCATCGTGTGGCAAATGGAGCGTTCCATAGACGTATTGTTTTCGCTGAAACTCTTTGGCGTAGTGCGCTACACCTTTGAGCTGATCCTGAAGAAAATCAATTATCCGGTATTCAAGACCGATCCTCTGAACAAACCAGGCGCTAAAGAAATCGCTCCACCCAAGATCCGTGTAAATATCTACTTTGTGCGAGGGGTCGTAAGGCACGCGGCAAATACGTTTGTCCAGGGCGGCTTGCCGGAGCTCTTCAGCAAAAACAGCGCCCTCAAGCGTTTGACGGCATTTCCCTTCCCAAATGTGCATGTAGTCGTCGATAGACCGGGCCTTGCAGGCAGCCATTTCTTCTTTTAGCACTTCAGGGAACCATGGGTTATCGCTCCAATTTACCTCTACCGCAATCGCGTTATCCGGCGCATTTATTACAAAACGCTTATAAACCTCATCGGTTTCCAAACTCGGATTGAAAGATAACCAAATCTCGCTGTTCGGTTCCCGAATCGTCGGTATTAGGACGTCCAGCGAGGATTTTGAGACGTTGTGCGCCTCTTCAATTACAACGCGATTTATACCCTCAACCGATCTAATGGAGTCGATATTGTGTTTCAGGCCGGCAAAAATTATATCGCTACCGGTTAGAGATTTTATCGTGGTTTTCTGGATGTCAAAATAGTTTCTCAACCCAAGCTTATTGATCTGTGAGACCAGAAGCGCATAGCTACTTTCCTGAATTGATTTCTGGATTTCCCGGCTGTAGAGAATCCTCATTCGGGTTTCAAGCATATCCAAAAGACAAATTCGGGCTATCGTCCAAGACTTGGCTGATCCCCGGCCACCATAAGGGATCTTATATCTGGCCGGTTCTCTGAGTATCCGTAGCTTTTCAGGGAATTGAATATTAATCTCGGGCATCCGGGGCCTTCCACTGCACGGTGATTTTAAGGGGCTCGTCATTTGCGCCGGTGACAGCCGCTTGGGTTTTGTTTGACCAGCCAAACAGGTTCGAGCCCGCAAAAATTGTAAACGGTCCTTGGACTGTTCCGGCCAGGCTGACTTCAATCCATTTAAGGCGCTGGATATCTATCGCCCGCTCGACCGCGCTCGCAAACTCCGGATGGGCCTTGGCCCAGGCTTTAAGAGTTTGAGTTGACACACCTAAATGGGCCGCAAACCCCTCAAACAGGGGGATCGGATGAATATCGGGGTCAGAAAAGTAATTAAGAAGCTCCATGCATAGATTGGTATCGTATAGGCTCGTGCCCTTTATCTTGGGCGGATATTTCGCCAACTGGGTTGACGGAAACCCTATTGCGTCCCGCTGCTTTTTCATTTTCCTGCTCCTGAATCTGGCCCCCGGCCGCATTTTGAGAAAAGGAGGATGAAACTCAAAATACCGGCCGGGGGCCTATGCATAAATCATGCACATCTTAGCTTTGTTTGTCAAGCGAAAAATGGTTAGGGCTTTCTAACTTTCATAACATACGTTACAAGTTAGACACATGATGTTATGAAAGTTAGACAAGCCTAACAATTGTCGAGGCGAACTGTCAGTACATTGTCAGTACAAAATGAAGAATGTGTAAACCTATATCTCAACTTAAGTGTCGTTACAATGTATTCCGCTCCAAACCGCTCCGGCATCTCGACTTACATAACCGCGAATCTACAAAGGACGAGAATTTAGCAGTAGCGGTTAATATGTTAATATTTGAAAATAATAATTAGAACTTAGGTATAGTTTTCGAGCAAACGTTCGGAAAACTAATGAGAGGCCCAGGGGCGGACGATTCGGGGACAGGCTATATGCGGATATAGATAAGAGGAATATCTTTTCGTAACGGGGCTAAGATTTGACCAGGGAGCGAATCGCAAACGTATTTGGCATGGTGTCAGAGACCAGAATCCCGTAATAGGCGATCAAAAGGGCATCGGCGCGATTATGATCCATGCGGCGCGTAATGGCGGAAATCACATCCGGCCGGGATATAAAAAGCCGTCTTGCAATCTCCAGGGACCGCTGCTTTGTATCTTTGTAGGCTGAATCAGGCCTAAGATCGAGGCGACGATAAATTTCTTTCTGCCAGGTTCGAGGATGCACCAGGCGATAATCAATCCCCAATGCCCGGCAATAGCCCTGCACAATGCCGTGGGCGGTAACGTACACTGACTGACGAGCTACATCCTGGCCGGGCCTCATTCCAACCTGCTCGATGACAACTGTAACGTTTGCGGCCTCGAAAAGTTTACGGGCGGCAACAAAACGTAATAAATTCAAGAACTCCTCAGACTGATAGTCCGCAAGGGCGACTTCAACGATGCTGGACTCCGAAACCCCGATAGCGGCCAAAGCGCCCGTGTTACCAGGGTCAATTCCGATGTAGATTTTTTCTGTCATTTTGCCCTCCGACGATGCTTAGCAACCATAGCGCCAGCGGATCTAAATGTCAACCGGGA